GGTGCGGCACTATTAAGTTCGTCCAAGAACAACACCACAATAGGATACTGGGCGGCAGTTTCTTCATCGGGCAGTTCTACAGGAGGAGCCCAATCCATCTTGCCAATGTCCTTGTTATAGAACGGGATACCACGAATGTCTGTGGGTTCCATCTGGCCCAAACGCAAGTCGATCATTAGACCGTTCAAGTCGTTTGTAATGCCTTCAACAAGTTCACTCTTGCCAATGCCGGGAGGACCCCACAAGAACAAGGGACGTTTGACTTGGAATGCTTTGAGCAAAGATTTTTTTGCTTGAAGCGCGGTAACGGTGCGGGATTCTGACATGGGCTGTGCCTTTCAAGTTGATAAGTTTATATTGTAGCAGATGTTGATTTTGTGGTCAACTGTTTATTGTAGCAAAAGGGCTGAGAACTTCTTGTGGTTCTTCGACTGTCTCTCGCTTTTCGTAAACCCAACTCACTGGAATCTCCAGCTCTCGGGCAATGTCCATTGCAGTCCGGCCCTTCTCCAGCAGGTGCTGAATGTCCAGATCAAGTTCGCTCATTCGGCTCATGCTGTCTCCTTGTCCATGATGTAAGTGAATAAAATAAATTTTGCACGGTTCAACAGTTGGCGCTGATCTTCTTGAATGTTAGCAAGAGTGTCACTGTCATAAGGACCGTAGGCCATCATTTCTTGTGCATCACTCAACAGGCTGGCCGCAACCATTGCAGGTCCGGAGAACTTGAAAGTGATTGAGTTTTCGATATTTTCACGCATGTCGGCTTCTGTGATACCGTACATACGAACTTCACGGGTTTGTTGTTCTGTCATTGCTGGCTCCTTTTGTGTCTGTATGTGTATATTATAGCAAATTGGGATTTATTGGTCAACCAAATGCTTTGACTAGCCCTGTAAGTCCAATTGCCAGTGCAACAATGTTCACCAACAATTGTGGCTTATTTGCAACACGAATGCTCCAGGCCATAAACAAAATTGTGCCCAGGAAAAATGCAAGAATGTTGTAAGGATAAGCCGCAGGGCCCACGGCGTTGAGACTGTGGCCTGCTATGATAAACACCGCTCCGGTCCACTGTAATATTTCATTGATTTCTAACTTCATATTATGATTATAACCGATCTTGAATTATTGGTCAACCAAAAAAAAGCCCTACACGCAGTAGGGCTTTTGTAGTACTAAAGTATTACCTTTTACATAGTGGGTCCGTTGCCGGATTTAAACCCAACTACACCACCTTCTGCTTCGATGCGTTTAATAACATCTTCAAACAAGATGGGAGTGAAGTCGGTTTGCTCCACGCATACACAATGGTACCGCGGATCAATCTCAGTGCCGTACAATACAGTTCCGGTCTTGGCATCTACACCACGGGCTTTCTTTACACGATTTGCGTGTAAGTGTCCGTGAATGTTTACACCAAAGCGACCTAACGAAGCCTCATGCACAGGAATGTGACTCAAGATCATGCCGTTCATCACATGGTATGCTCGCAACTCACGAAAGTACTCGCGATATTCATCATCACGGAAGATGTCGTGGTTGCCGCGGATCAATACCTTGTCCCCGTTCAACCTAGCCAATGTCTTCAAAGCCTTGCGGTTGATAACAACGTCACCCAAGTGGTACACCTTGTCGCTGGGTCGAACTGTGTCGTTCCAACGTCGGATCATTTCTTCGTCCATCTCGTCAGGATTGTCCCACGGACGCAATTTTACGCTGGAGTCATCTGGGTGCGTGAAGTGACAGACACCGGCGTGTCCAAAGTGCGTGTCGCTTGTTAAAAATACTGCTGGCATCATGTGCTCCTTTCTTAATAGTCTAAGTTCATTCTACGCCAGGCTTCGTCGTCTGGCTTTTCGTTGGCATCGTAGGTCCAACCTAGCACTTGCATCATCTTATGCTTGACTAGTAGATTTGGAATACGAAATCTTTCGCAGTCTGCAAATCCCATCATAACACCAACTTCTGCTACTGCTCCACTACGACAGATACCAGCATGACAATGTACAACAACATTCATACGATTTTCTTGTGCATGTTGCAACAACCGTACCAGCTCTCCGGCCTGTTCATCTGTTATAGCAAACTCACTAAGGTCAATGGAACGACCACCACCGGTATTGGTCATGCCATCTTCTTCAACATCCAAGAAAGTAAATTTGTGTACTTCTTTGAAGTCATGCCTGGGGGTAGGAAAGGCCATGTCATGATCTGAAATTTGGATCAGCATACTGTTGGCACCGCAATCGTGATGCTGGCCTGTTGCTACATTTTCTAAAGGTATGTTTTCAATCCAAGGCATCATGTTCTCCTTCTAATACTCAATTATAGCACAAAAGGAGATTTTGGTCAAGTAGTACTAAGTTATTACTTCTTGCCAGGTGTGGTCGCCCATGTATTTGACTTGCATGAGATACTCATAATCTTCTGGCACGCCGGTGTTCCAATCTGTTGGACCAGTAAGTACCAACAGATTTTTTGCGTGTCTTTTGTGCCATACCAACCAATAGCAATTGCCCATGACAATTTGAAAATTGTATTCTGCGGCATACACTGCATCAGTGACATCAAGTCTGCGCCGAATGTCCTGCGCTTGTTTTTCTAGTACCGTGACCAGTTCCATGATACGATCATATTCTTGCTGGGCATACATCCTAGCATGATTGATCATCAAGTCCTTTTGCTTCTCAACAGGAACTAGATCAAACGTAGGTCCTTGGGTGCTAGTAGCGTAGGGTGTTACATTACGATTGAAAAAATGTACCAGGGTGTTGCCAGTTGTGATATCAAAACTGTCTCGACCCTTGGCTGAGTTTGGCTGATCAATATCCGCCATTGTCCCGGTAGCGACGACGTGGTTCAATGTCCAACTGCTTGTACAAATAATCTCGACCGACTAACCCAAGTTCAATTTCTTTAAGAGCTGTTACTACTGCACCATGCTTGGGACCATCAATCTTTGGTTTGTCGCCGCGACCCAATTCTCTAGCACGACGAGCACCAATTAGCACCAAGTCGTAACGATTCTCTACTGCGGCTACTGCAGCCTCATTAGAAAGCCCCAGAGTTGCTTCATATGCCAGTTCATCTTGTCTAGTTTGTACGTTATGCATCATCTTCCTTTGTTGTTAATCCGTTTGAATGTGTGTCGCGAATTATTTCCACATTTTGGAACAATCGCTTTTCTTGTTGGGTCAGCTTGTCTTTGTGCGTCTTGCGTGGGTTTCCACAGAGGTAACATTGTGGATTCCCACAATCCATGGCATGGTGTTTGGCCAGTCTATGGGTTTGTTTGATGTTACGCTGGTTGTATGTTGCATGGCTTTTGGCAATCTTTACTTGCCTTGAAATTGCCACATCTGTTTTGTGGCGACGTTTTGAGTTTAAATATTTGGCTAGATCGTTGCTCATATACACCTGTGTAATAATGTAGAACTATTGTAACATAGTCCTACATCATTGTCAAGTTATAATGGCTGATATTCTTCTTTACCGCAACCACACTCTGGACAGTTATAGTATTTTGGCAAATCTTCAAACTTGCCCTCTGTCTCTTCATTGTGGACATGGCCACATACAGTGCATACGTATTCCATATCAGTTCCTTACTGGGCGGCCTTATGAGCTTCTAACGCTTTGGTAAAGCGGTTGGCATGTGAGCGTTCGGCTTTGGCCAGGGTTTCGAACCAGTCAGCAATCTCATCCAAGCCTTCATCACGAGCAGTTTTTGCCATGCCAGGATACATGTCTGTATACTCATGTGTCTCGCCGTGTATGGCTGATTCCAGGGCTTGAGCAGTTGTTTTGGCTGCCATACCTGTAGCAGGATCTCCTGAACCACCATCGATTAGGTATTCCATGTGACCGTGTGCGTGGCCTGTTTCACCTTCAGCGGTGCTACGAAACAGGGCTGAAATGTCATTGTCGCCAGCTACGTCGGCCATGTTTGCAAAATACAAATAACGGCGATTGGCTTGGCTTTCTCCGGCAAATGCCGCTTTTAAGTTTTGTTCGGTAAGTGTACCTTTTACAGATTGTGTCATATTTCCTCCTTGTTGACAACACTATTATATAGTATATGAGACGCCTAAGTCAAGTGGTTTTGCCATTGATTTTTTTAATGAGGATAATAGTAAGTATCTTTGCGTTCGTTGGCCAGGAGCCAAGGATAGATTGGTGTGGTAAACTTTAGGCTTTGGTAACCTACTTG